CCAGCTAGGAACTGGTACCGCTGATGCCACTACTTTTTTACGTGGTGATCAGGCATGGGCCGCCACCGGCGGTGGGGGCGGCGGGGCACCAACAACCGCCGAGTATTTGGTGGGTGCGGCCGATGCTACACTTAGTGCCGAGCGTGTAGTGACCAATACGGCAACTGTAACTTGGGACTTATCTACCGCCTCTCAAGCCAAAGCAAATATACCCGACAATGGTATTACAAACGTTAAACTTAATGATATGGCGGCTAATACCGTTAAAGTTAATAACACAGCGGGTGTTGCCGACCCTACAGATTTATCCATAGGTGCTTCTACTGTACTTGGTCGAGGGGCGGCAGGTAATATCGTCGCAGCGCAGCTTGAAACTTCACAAATAGCTGATGATGCCGTTACTTATGCTAAATTGCAAAATGTCAGCGCAACTAGCCGGTTACTTGGGCGTATAACCGCCGGCGCTGGAAATGCTGAGGAACTTACAGGCACGCAAGCCACTACTTTACTTGACTTATTTACTTCTGTTTTGAAAGGGCTGGTTCCGGCGTCTGGTGGGGGTACGACAAACTTTTTACGTGCTGATGGTACGTGGGCCGCACCTCCCGGTGGTGGGGGCGGGGCGACAGCTACGACAATTGAAGTCAACACTGGTTCGGTTGCTTCGTGGCGAGGTAAGTTTACGATTACGGATGCTGCGATTGGAGGAACGTCAAAAGTATTAGTCTGGAAAGCTCCCGGACCTTACACAGGCAAAGGTACGCGAGCTGATGAGGCCGAGATGGATTTGCTACAAATTACGACTGTAATTCCGGCGGCTGGGTCCGCCAGTGTGCACTGGGAAAGTCCCCTCATTTCGATGAAGACTAATCCCGCTGTATCAGGACAAGTGGTGAGTGGTGCTGGACCCGATCTTAAGGACCCACAACGAATTACACAGCAAACTGTACAAAGACGTGGCCTAGTTCGTGGTAATATCAAATTTAGCTACATGGTTTTGTAAGGAGAAGCAATGGCGATAATCGAAGGTGGCGTTTCTGGCAGTTTAGTTGGTGTGGGGGCCGAAGCAGCTGCCCCACTCCATACCGTCCGTTTGCCAGTATCATATGGCGCTGGCGGATTTTACCGTATAGGAGCCACGAGTGGTACCATGGCAGCTGCCCTTGCTGCTAATGCGGAGATTTTCCAGTTTCGGTATGTAACGGCTGCTTCACGTCTTGCCTTGGTATATAAAGTCGGTATTAGTGCCGCTGCCAACTTAGCCGCTACGGCGGCGGGCCTGGTGACCTTTCGGTTAACTGCTGCTCGCTCTTGGACCGCAGCTGGCACCGGAGGCACACGGTTAGTCCTAACTGGTAATAACACCAAACTCCGGTCGGCGGTAGCTACTAGTGAAGTAAACGACGCCGGGATAGCCACTACTGCCGCTTTGACGGCTGGAACAAAAACCCTAGATACAACGGATGTAGGGGCCATCAGTATCGGTATAGGCACTGGCGCGATTACCACAGCCGCTAACTTAAGTCTATTACCGCAATCAAGCTTATTTGATGCCGATGGTGAGGGACAGCACCCACTGGTTCTAGCTAATCAGGAGGGGCTTATAATACGAAATGGTGCTGCGGCCTGGCCGGCCACCATGACATGGGGTTTTTCTGTAAATATTTTATGGGCTGAAGTCCCAGCTTTTTAAGGAGTAAAAAATGGCAGCGGGTGATGCAATTTATGATAAAAAAATAGCGGAAATTAATTTATCCGCAGCGCAGCTAACGCAATTAGCTACTTTTATAAATAACGCCTATGGTGGCACTGTAAGCCCCGGTAATCTCAGGGCTTTACATATCTATAAGGACTCGGCAAACCAGGTCCGTATGTATGCGGTCGAGCGACGCACAGTAAGCCCAGCTCAGTTCTTAGACGAAGAGCTTGTCGGGAATGTTCATAGCTTCGTAGCCAAAGAATAGCCCAGTGTGATATACTGAGATATGAGGCTGTTTTATCTTATTTTCCCGTTAGTTCTTAGTCTTTCTTGTACTGGTTTCCAGACAAGTCATGTAAGCGCAAGGATTAACATTGTTACGGATAAAGTTAGTATTTATGGGACTGCTTTTTTAGTAGAAAACCATCTACTAACAGCAGGTCATATTTGCGAAGATATTTTAAAACAGAAAACTACAGCAACCCTTACTTATATTGATACAAATGGACAAGTACAGGAAGGTGGTTCTTTCTTCCCAAAAAAAGTATCAAAAAAACACGATATATGCGAGCTTGGCACATTAGTACCAGTAACCCACAAAATGAAAAATTTACGGCTTCGTTCTGGGACTATTCCTTTAGGCGAGCATGTTTGGGTTGTGGGGGCTCCTAGGGGTATTTTTCCCGTCATTACAGATGGTTATGTTACAGGGCACAGTGAGGATATTTTATGGACTTCGACACCTGTCACTGGAGGTAATAGCGGAAGTCCAGTACTTGACGATTATGGCGCTGTGGTAGGTTTAGTAATTGCTGTTGACACAAGGTACCACCACATAAGCTTGTCAGTTCCGGGCAGTTTGTTACGAGAGTTTTTCAATGAACTCAACTAGTAAATGGGCTATTGGTATAGGTGCTACCCTTTTACTTGCGTCAGGAAGCCCTCTTGTGGCATCATCAATAGAGCATGGACAACGTATTTCGGTTCTTGAGGCATTGATAACGAAAGTTGAACAACGCTTAGAAAGAATTGAAACAAAATTAGACAAAATTTTAGAAAAGGATAGGTAATATGCAAAAATTTTTATTGGGTTTGTTACAAAAGTTAGGTGTTATGCCAAGTGAAATGTTAAGCAAAATCCCCCGCAAAGTTCTTTACTTTGGGCTGGGCTTGGTCCTTTCCTTATTGGCAATGAAATACCCCGAGCTATCGGCCCTGGACCCGCAGCAGTATGTACTTGCTGGCGGGGGCCTTGCAGTTATGCATTTTGTTATGGATCTTGTTGCATTGCTTAAGAAAAAGCTGTAAGGTACTTTACTGTAACCAATGCTAGTTCTCGATAAAACAGACGTTTGCAATATTGAACCACCGAAGGGTAAGCGAGATCCTAGGACTGCAAATATTATAGTTCTGCACCGTATTAAGGGCTGTGGTAACAATGCCGAGGAAATCGCACGTTGGTTTTATGACAACCCCCTGGAAGGCAAAACAGGCAAACGTATGCCGTACCATTTTGTAGTATTGCCGGATGGTGTGGTAGAACAAGCAGTTAAATTAAAATTTGAGGCTCCGGGCGCACTAAAACTAAATAAAAATGGTATTCAGCTTGCAGTTTTGGGCGATTTTCGCAGAGAAACGCCAACGCCAGAGCAGCTTAAAGCAGTGCAAGAACTATGCCTATTTTTAGTGGCTTGGAATAAATGTTCCATAACTGGACATACAGATTCCCCCGGGGCCTCTTCTAACCCAAACAAAATATGTCCAGGAAAGCACTTATCAGCTTCTTGGATTACCCTCCGTGTCAAAGAAGCTTTAGAAGAGAAAGCAAAAGCAGAGTTATTAAAGCAAAATATACTTCTTTAGCTTGCAAGTGTGCAGTATTTACTGTACATTCTGACATATGGAAAAAATTGTATTTATTCCCGATACTCACGTTCCTTACCACAATAAACAAGCCTTTGCTCTTCTACTCCACGTTATAAGAGAAATCAAGCCCCACACTGTTGTTATTCTGGGAGACTTTGCCGATTTCTATGCTGTTAGCTCACATAGCAAAGACCCCAGGCGATCCAATAAGCTACAAGAAGAAGTTTATGCCACACAAAAGGCTTTACATGATATTGAAAAAGCCTCTAAAGGCGCTAAAAGACGTATTTATGTCGCAGGAAACCACGAAGATAGGCTTGAGCGATACATCCGAGATAAGGCCCCAGAGCTTTTTAATGTTGTAGATCTTGTTAATTTACTTGGCTTAGCTGGCGTTTGGGAATACGTTCCTTACAAATCCTACACAAAAGTAGGGAAACTATATATTACCCATGACACGGGAAAGGCGGGACAAAATGCTCATTTACAGGCCCAGGCCGCTTTTCAATCAAATGTGCTTATAGGACACACACATCGGATAGGATACTCCATTGTAGGAAACGCCAAGAATAAGCCGCATGTTGCCGCTATGCTTGGTTGGCTAGGGGATATAAACACTATCGACTACCAAAATAAGATAAATAGCCAACAGAACTGGGCATTGGGTTTTGGTATCGGGTATAAACAGACAAATGGCAATGTTTTTGTGCAACCCATCCCTATTGTTAATTATTCCTGCGTAGTTGAGGGAAAACTTTATGCAAAATGAAAATGAGAGTGCTGGTTACTGGATCACAAAATATGGCGTCGCGATATGGTGCTGCACGTACGGTGATGTGCGGTTGCAAGCTAGCGAACCGCATGAGTTGTCAACAATGGGGCCGTGGTTGCCCAAACCAGAACATAGCCCACACCCCACTGCACTCGCCAAGAGTTCGTCATCTTTTTCTTCTTTTTCATTTCTTTTCCCCTTCTACTTTATCTCGTAATTCTCTATACATTTTATCCAGGTTTCGTACATAGTTTGTCAGTAAGTGTAATAGTTTACTCTGATCCTCTAGAGTATCCTGAATAGCTTTCAAATCTTGCTTCATTTCAATCCCCTTCCCGTTGTTAGGGCTTGGTGTAGACCAACCCCTAAAGTTTGTATTGTTTGGTGATCCATCTTCAAATCAAATAACCTATTGCAAGCCTCGATTAACTCATGAATATAAGTCTCCTCAAGTTGTGAATTGCCCACAGCGGGGTCAAGGGTAATTTTACAGGTCGTTGCGTCAAAAAGACCAAAACAATCAGCATATTCGTCTAATTTTTCATCATAAACAATTTGGATCTCGTGACCGCCTATTGTAGTAAGTTCTGGTATTTGTAATTTCATTCTAACCCCTACTTAAAAAGACCCAAGGTTTTTCATGTCCTTACCCATTTTACAATCAATAGGAAAATTCATAGTGTGTTCTCCAAGCGCAATATCCTGTTCCATAGAACTACGCAATATCTCTTTTAGCCTTGTAGGATCCGGCCCCTCTAAGTAAGCCGCATCGTGTACTTGTGCTATAAGATATTCTCCGTTCCCAAGTTTTTTGGCTATCTTTTTTATAGCCCTATTCATTAATTCTCCAGCAAAACCCTGAACCGGGAAATTTAAGGCTTTATTGGGCTCTACTATCTTGTTGTGGAAGTATTCCCGCCTACCCGATAAAACCTCTTCGGTATAATATTTCTCATTTGCTTCCCTGAGAACAGCTTTTTGCCACCTATCTATTTGTGGGTGGGCTTTAAACCACCGTTTTCTCATAAATTTAACTTGGTCTATTGTGATGTTTGGTAGCTCAACAACGATAGTTTTCCAGACTGTTGTTACGTCATCTGAAGCATTGTAGTTAAAGGCATATTCGATTGTTTTAGCCGCGTTGCGAAACTTTTTTTTATTTTCCTTAGTTAAACCATCCCACTGATCAGGAGACAAACCGAACAAAACCTCTCTAGCGGTAATTGTATGGACATCTTCGTTGTTTTTGTAATACCCAAGTAGTTTTTCAGCGCTAGTTAAAATCGCCGCAATACGTAATTCTAACTGAGAATAATCAGCCCCAACTATATAGTTCTCTGGTTTTCGGGGTATAACCATATCAAGCATTTCTTCCGGCCAGTTCTGGAAGTTTGGGTCAGAGGAAGCCCATCGGCCCGTAATAGTCCCCCAAACTTTCCAGGTTGGGAAAATATACCCGTCCACCATAGGTAAACCATCTATATACCTAGATAGCAAAGTAGAGTTCTGTGTAAATTCCAGGACTAAACCAGCTTTCTGTGCTACTTCAACATCTTCATGTTTTGAGAGAGTGGTTAATACCTCTGCGTCAAAAGTGGGATTTCCTGTCTCTGTATAGCCAAGAGGTGAGATACCCTTTTTTTTAAAAAACCAATCACGAGCAGCGTGTGTTTTTCCAGAATTGCCTAATGACATATCGGGTAAAAGTCCACGAATTTCGGAGTTACGTCCCACAAGTTTAGTTCTATGTTCCTGGAGTTTGTCCGCAGACACACAAACACCTTTCCTCCGCATGTCCATAGCAATGACATCAAGCTCTTTTAAACTAGCGTACCTTTCAAGTCCCCTAAAATGTTGTTCCGGCATAGTACATAAACCTCTCATACAAAAGAGCAGTCATTAAGGCATCTTTGACATTGTATAACATTAGACGAGGAAGGGGGGAAGAAACAAACTTATCTAAGCTAGTCCCTTTCTTTCCGCCCTTATTCTCATCTTCGCCGAAGTCGGATTTCCAGCGCTCGGCGGCAAACTCTGCTGCGGCACAAAACCCTAGGCTATGGGGTAATTGGGGCGCTATTACGGAGTGTAACAAGAGTGTATCTTCGATAGGACCACTGAAAGTATACCCGTGGCTCTCTAAGCCAAGTATATCGTGCTGACCATTGTGGAAAACTTTCATCCTTTTTGGGTCACAGAACATTTTCTGTAGAAGTTGTCTGTGATCTAGGTGAATCGAGGGCTCTGTGGGCACCGAAACCCCGAGTTCTTTCGTGGCCACTCCGATACACCGGATGCGGGAGTGGAGCGGGTCGCCGACGTTCTCAATATCGACTGCCAGTGGCAACCCGGAGCGCCGTAGTTCCTCGAGCGCAGCGGTTGTAGCTCCTACGTCCGTGGTAGCTACGGCCCGGGGCCACACCCAACGCCGCGTAGAAAGGCAACGCTTGAACACACGCCGAGCTACCGGTATAAGCGCCGGCCTGCCCAGCAAATCTATGTGGGAGAAGGAAGGCATAAATTCCCCATAAGGACTCGGGAGCGAAGCGCCCCACCATAGGCTTAGTTTTTCCTTCGGGGGCGCAAGCGCAAAAAGGGCTTGCTTGCCTAAAGCAAGTATTTTTGTTGGTTTTATTTCGTCTAGTTCCGCTTTAAGGCGTGGGCTGCAACATTCGATAGCCTTTTTCCAGAGCTTTGGTTTTAAATTTTTTGGGATGTGGCAGGCAATGGCACTTGTTAGGAAGATCTCGTTCTTCTCTATCTTATTTTCCGTAGCACATACAGAAAGAACATAACCGGCGCTAGAAGTAAAAAGCTTTTGGGCCTCTACGTCAGAGAGGGATGGAAAAGATTCTACTATTGCCAACCCGTTAAAATTGGTGGGTTTACCGGAAGAAAACACCTTGGTGGTGCCCTTAAGGGGACATTCCTGGCAATTAGGTAGCATTGCTGTTCATGGTAGTAAAAGGAAGGTCTAGAATATTCATCTCCACCACCCAGAAACACTATTCATAAACCAAATATGATTAGCCAAGGGATAGTGCGTTCTGTCAGATATTGCCTGCTGAACTAGCCGCGGGCAATGGTTCCGGGATGGTAAATTATTTAAGATAAGTAGATATAAACCATAACGAGCAGTATAATAAGAATTGTTGTCTAAAATATTCATTTTTTTCATTTATTCTCCCTTAAAAAAATAATTTCCTTTTATAAGCCACCTATGATTATCTAAAAGAAAACGTGTTCTGTGAAATATTTCATCGCAAACAGACCGTGGAAAAAATTGTTCTGGGTTAAAATGACGAGTAAAAGCAGATTGAAAATCAAAAGGATCTAAAATATTCATATTATTTTCCCAGAATATCATATATGTGATCACGATAAGTAGCTAGGAAGTAATACGTCTTATTGTATAGTTCCGTGCGAATAAAACACGAAAGAGATTGCTCGACCAGCCCCCGAAAGGGCAACCAACATGGGTGATCATTGGTAGCTTTATTAGAAAAAATATCTAAAATATTCATCTCTTGTCTCCCAGAAATACTTTTCATAAACCAACTATGAGCGCTTAAAAAGCAATGTACTCTCCCAAAATATCTTTTACAAAAAGAGTGCAGGGCTCGATAGGGGAGCGTGTCTTGTCAATTAATGTCCAATAATTAGTTGTCGAAGGCGAAAAAACCCGCTCCGGCTTCAAAAAAATTATATGTTCGATAAAACTAGTTTGAAGACTAAACTCACCTAAAATATTCATCTTGTTTAAACTCCCGTTTTTGTTGGTTTAGTTTTTTGTACAGTATAACATACATATCTATTATCTGTTTTTTTGGTATCTCTGTATGTCTTATCCTCTGGGTTTAGCATATCCAATTTTAGGCAAAGTAAATCTAAACCAGATTTTTCTTTTTCGACTCGGTTATATAGCTTTTCCCATTGCTTAAAAGCTTTGTGCGCCTCTCTCTGCGCTTTGCTAATCTTATAGCGCTGACCATAGAATAACATTCTAGCAGTAGACGTTGTTATTCTTTTAATGTAACCACGTGGGTGTTCGTTTCGGATAAAAACATGACTCATTTTTGTCTCCTATATCCCCCCTAGGGGGAGACAACCTAAGGGGGATACCAAGAAGTACGGGGTAGTCCCGTACAGCCTAAAAACTTTCTTGCGTAAACTGCTCACGCTCCACAGGAGCATCCGGCAACTCTGCTCGGATTGTAAAAACATTGATACGTGTCGTTACCTTACCGTTGTAAGTATTTTCCTCGACTAACCCATAAAAACGTTCCCCCAAGAAAATCGTTGGGTCTTTCCAGCGTCTAATATTGCACTCCTGAAATAAAGCCGCGCCATATTCCTCCTTGTTTTTCAAGTGCTGAGCTTTAGAGACAACATTACCGTCTACGTCCCGGCTAACTTTTGCTTCTTTATCCCAGCGGGACTTACACCGGACCTGGCTTTTTACTGCCCGTAGATAGTTTTCCATTGTGCCGTGTTCGACCTCTATCCTATCATTTACAACTTTTCCTTTGGTCAGGGTCAAATCTAGAAAACAGCGCGTATTTGCGGTATTGTTATTTCCGTCTACCGGTTGTACGACAAGCTTAAACAGTGGAGAACCGTTTTTGCTAAGACCTGTTTTGGAGCCTGTTACTTGAAACTCAAACCAGCGATCTGCTGGTAGTTGTGCGTACTCCCGTGACGTCCCACGACCAAAAGCTTCAATATCTTCATTAGAGAACGGAATTGTTTCTGGCAATACTGCTTCTGTTTCACTCATTTTTGTTCACCTTGTTTTTTTAAATAGTTTTCTGTTTTAGTTAAAAGTGCCCGCATATTAGCTGGTTCAATATCTTCCAGCCCCTTGAGGCGCGTGCCGCCCTCAAAGCCAAAACCTCCATTAGGATAACAAACATACTCTGCTGGTTTACCCTTGGTA